AGCTTTGCGTCTGGCCGTAAAACAGCTCAAAAGATGTTACAGCATACTGATTTTAGCGAGGATGAAGATAATAGCGACGAAGTGGAGCACATTCTTTCAGAGATGACGCCTGCTGAAGCGGCTTGCCTTCGTGAAATTGTAACCCAGCTGTCCCGTCCCGAAGCGGTTGACTCCAAACTTGATACGGTAAAATGGTTTCTTACTGAATTCCGTACCGAAGGAAAAACCTGGCTTGAACATGGTTGCATCATTTTTAGCCAGTATTTTGATACAACTGAATGGATTGCTAAAGAACTGGCAAAAGCCTTTGCTGGGGAAGTTGTAGCTGTTTATGCGGGAGCCGGAAAAAGCGGTTTATTCAAAGGGGAGCAGTTCAATACGGTGGATCGAGAAGTCATCAAGTCCGCTGTCCGTACCCGAGAAATTCGGTTGGTCGTAGCTACCGATGCGGCCTGTGAAGGTCTTAACCTGCAAACGTTAGGAACGTTGATCAATATAGACCTTCCCTGGAATCCTTCCCGATTGGAACAACGGTTGGGGCGTATCAAACGATTTGGTCAGGCTCGTAAATTTGTTGATATGCTTAATTTGGTCTATAGCGAAACCCAAGATGAAAAAGTCTATAACGTCCTGTCTGAGCGACTTAAGGATACCTATGATATTTTTGGTAGCCTGCCCGATACCATTGATGATGAGTGGATTGACGGCGAAGAAGAACTAAAAGAAAGAATGGATGTATATATCCACGAACGCGAACTAGCAGCGGATGCCTTTTCTGTAAAGTACCGTAGCACGATTGATCCTGAAGCTAATCTATGGGAACGCTGTGCTACTGTGCTTTCGAGACGGGACATTATTAATGCGCTAAGTGAACCATGGTAAATAAACAAAAGCCATTATGGTGCTATCGGTCAGTAAAATATCTGAACCTTGTTAATAATTTAAAGGATCATTCATGACGTATGAAGAAGTAATTGCATTTATTAAACAATCAAAAAATCCGGAAGACTCCTTTATTGGCATTTTCTTTCGCGCTGAAGATAATTATTTTGGTTTTTATACAATTCATGGACCTGATCTAGATGATCCAGATTACATAAGCATTTCTTATGAGGGCGGATATTTATTTTCAGACAGTGGAGAGGAAGATTTCTATTCACTAGATGATGTGCCACAAGAAGCCACAAGCTTGCATTATAAGAGCGCAAATGAATTACCCTCGCTGATGGGTTATAACGCTGAATATGCGCTTCACTTACTTTTCCCTTCTTTATCTGCTGACCCATTCACAACCCAGGAAAAAGCAGATTTCATAAAATCCGCTAAGGAGCATATTGCAAATTCTTGGGCTTGAAGATGATTTAATTTATATGCGTCATCGCTGGTGGGTCGTTATGCTACATTCTGCCAGCGGCTTACAAAGCCCGATAGATTACGAAGCCGATTTTCAACAAACACTCGCTGCATCTTGATCTGTTCGTTTTTGATGGTGGGGATCAGTTTGGTGTAGTCACAAACGCTATCCATCCTTTTTAATGCAACGAAGGAAAAACTACTGCACAAATCCTATCTTATATTCTTGTGCTCCGGCTGAACGAGGCTGAAAATCATCTGGAGCCAGCTCATAATAACTGCAGTCTCTATTTGCTTTGTGCTTTGTTAGCGCTGCCCGTCCACACGCACTAATCAACTCTCTTTGGATGAGCCTGGGCGCCAATCCACTCGATATGACTTTATCAATCACGTTTTCATTTAACTGTTCTGTAAATTTACTCCCCCAGCAATGCTCCTTTAGTACTTTACTGTAAATTGACTGAAGAACTTTTCCCATTTGCGAGCGATCGGGCTGCCGTACTTCTAACACTGCAAAACGTGAGAGTATAGGCTCCGGAATCCGCATTAACTCATTCGCAGTAGCTACCCAAACGATATGGGCACAATTGACGGGCATTTCCAAGCCCTCATCAATAAAATTTGCTGCTGTATCTTTCTCCAGTAATTGATAAAGACTCCCTAATGGGTCATACCGATTGTCACCCCCTATCTTGTCTATTTCATCTATAAGAATCAATGGGTTGGATATTTTTCCTCTTGCCAAGCTTTCGACGATCTTCCCCGGTTTTCCATCCGCCCAATTACTTGACATCCCACCCAGTACAAAACCAGCTGTCACACCTGACATACCAATCCACTCAAAATGAGTTTGCATGATATGGGCCAGAGCCCTGCAAAATGCTGTTTTTCCAACGCCTGGCGGGCCACTGATTAACAGCGGGGTAGCTGAAAAAAATTCTTCTGCTGTCAACTGCGATAAAGCGATCTGTTCACGGTAGTGACTAATGACATCGACAAAATTTGGAAAACTAAGCTGTAACTCGTCAAGCTTTTCAACAATTGAGCGAGGTATCGTAGCCATAGGTAGAAAACCATCGGTATCCCCTAAATAACTCATAAAGCGCTGGTGATTACGGTATAAATTGCTTTTATTGCTATGCAATTCGAGCATGTCATTCATTTTATTAGTGTCGAAAATCTCAACCACATTAGAAACTTGGTCTAACTCGCAAGCATCGGTAGATAGCCCAGCTAATGAAGCTGCTTTTATTTTAAGATACCGCTTTAGTGCAATGTTTTTTTCATGAGTGTACATGTATTGCGGTTTCTCCTAATTAGTAGATGCTCAATAAAGAATGAATGGTAAGAAATTATTTTGTTCTATTTTGAATCATTTTGTTAATATACGCATTCAATACGAATAAAATATTACTCATATCTCCTATAAATTGCAAGCCAATAATCTTCAAAATGAATAAATATTCAGCTAATTCTGTCTTAGATCGTTTGCAGCAAGCGGTAGGTGTAAAGTCTGATAGTGCATTATCTCGGAAGTTTGGTATAAATAGAGCCACATTAGGCAATTGGAGGACACGTAACTCCGTGCCTTATTCAATTTGTGTATTATTCGCCATTGAAAATCATATTTCACTTAATTGGCTGTTAGCCGGCGACGGAAGCATGTTTTGTGATGGATCAGGGCAAGGCACAGAAATGCTTAACTCTGAGCATGAAAAACTTATCGAGTTGTTCGATGAACTAAGCGTTGAACAGAGGCAGGAAGCCTTACAGTTTATGTCCGATAAAAAACGCATAAATGATCTGGAAACAGCCGTGTTGGCGCTGCAGCAGAAACCATAATGCCATTTCGAACAGAATAAAAACGACTTATTGCACTTAAGTACGGTTGCTGTTCTTTTTTAGTTATTTGTCATTTGATGTGAATTAATCGCTTGTAACAGGGCTTGATTGCACATAACTATGGATCACTTTCAACCAAGACGTGCTGATCATAATACACCGGCGCCCCTTCTTGGCTCAGATCAAGCTTGTCAAGATTGTTCGCCACTTCTACTTACTGAGTGTCACTCAATCCCTACCTAGTAAGAGGATAGTGCAATTGCTCCCAATGACTCGATGCGATTACGTAACATCTATTGTCTTCTCAAAGCACTACGCAACGCGGCGCTCTGTGAAAATCTAACCTTGCCTCTAGCTTCTAACAACTACTAACTATTCGACTCTTATCTCGCAGAGCATGTGCAACTAGCCATAAATGCTTCGAGGAGGAATGTAACCATTTCAAGCTGCTGCATACAATCTCGATAAGTTAAAATAGCCAATATTACTCTATTCGAATAAACTTAAATCATAACGAATTAATTTTTTATTCTAATTGAATAATATTAATTGCACTGGCACTTCTTATTGTGTACATTATAAGTGCGCTCTTTAGGGATCAAGACTCATCCGCAAAAACTTGATTCACCCCGTAGCCGCCCATTTAGTTCGCTAGAGAAAAAGTAAATAGTGAGGCAACTATATATCAGAGTGTTCCTGTGTATTTTTCTTGAAATATAGAGCATGAGTGGATGTAAAAAACATCAACAATGCTCAAAACAAAAAAGGACATGCCCAATGAATAGAACTATGAAGATATTTTTAATAAGTGACATACATACCGAACACGTTCCTGGTAGTGTCGAACCCAATTTTGACGATCAAAGTTTAAAATTCAATTACCCTGAAGATGCTGATGTGATTGTGCTAGCGGGCGACATAGGAGAGTGGAGTAATGGCTTGGTATGGGCTAGGAATCGCTTTTCAAATAAGGAGATTATTTATGTTCCGGGCAATCACGAATATTACGATTCAGACATAGCTATCATTAATGACATGCGCTTGAAAGCAAATGAATTAGGTATTCATTTCCTTGACAAAGACTCTGTAACTATTAATGAAGTCCGGTTTCTCGGTACGACATTGTGGACTAATTTCAATAATTATTCGCACGAAGCAATCGCACAAGCAGCACGCAATATGTGTGACTATGAATACATCAAATGCAAGAACTGGTGGGGAAATCAAGAGAATAGAAAAAAGGCACTGAGTCTAATGACCTCCAACATTGATTTTGGCTTTGGCCCTGAATTTTTTTCCCCGACTGTTGCTTACTTGTTGCACCTGGATGCGATGGATTGGTTGGGGCAGCAGCTGAATAAGCAGCATCAAGGAAAGACGGTCATTGTTACTCACCATGCCCCATCCATGCATTCAAGACTCGATAATAACTATGCTTACGCATCAAATCTGGAGACATTCATTACGAACAATGCCGATAAAATTGATCTTTGGTGCCACGGACACATCCATGAGCCAGTTGATTATCAGGTTGCGGGGGTTCGGATTGTCAGCAACCCACGCGGGTACCCGACTTTTCCTATTTCTAGGCTTTTTGATGACGAAAAAACGATATGTATTTAAACAAAAAGAGTGAATATAACCGAACTAGTCGTTAATCACTAAACTTATATAACTTATAAATCCTCTTCTTTACCCTACAACCTCCTCCATATGTATCTATTGCAAGAGCAATTGCAAGCGATTGTATTGAATGTTGAAATGATGAGTCGGCGTCAATTGTTGGCTATCAGATAGTAAAAATTCATGACAAATTAGAAAGTAACATGATGATGCAGTTACCTAGATTCCTTGATATTGAGGCCAGTTCACTCGGCATGGACAGCTATCCTATCGAGATTGCTTGGTCTGATCACCAGGGCAATATCGAAAGCTATTTGATTAATCCATACTTGGTTGATGAATGGATTGACTGGGATTATAACGCCCAACAAATCCACGGCATAACCCGTAAACAATGCAGAGAAGAAGGCATATCCCCTAACTGGCTATGTAATCGCATGAGTCAATCAATTAAACCAGGTGAAATCATATACGCTGACGGCGG